TGGAAATAACTAAATCTTATTGGCATAGTGACGGCGACCGTATAAGTCTGTCCGTACCGTTCTTCAAAGTCGATGAAGAGCGCAGAATAGTTTCTGGATTTGCCACATTAGACAATGTAGATCGACATAACGATATTGTTGATGCAGACGCCTCTATCAAGGCATTTGATACATTCAGGGGCAACCTCCGCGAAATGCATCAGCCAATTGCTGTCGGCAAGGTCACAAACTTTAGAGAAGAACAATTTTATGATAAGTCAACTGGACAGTCATATCGTGGAGTTTTTGTAGATACATATGTTTCTAAGGGTGCCCAAGATACCTGGGAGAAGGTGCTTGATGGCACCCTCTCTGGATTTTCTATTGGTGGCAATATCACAAAAGTAGATCAAGTTCAAAAGGGTGATGACATGGTTCGTGTCATTAAAGAGTATGAACTTGTTGAACTTTCATTAGTAGATAGCCCAGCAAATCAACTTGCAAATGTATTTTCCATACAAAAAGTAGATGATCGCGTTGTAGCAACAGGCATTGCTACAGAAATTAAAATGGATAATATTTTCTGGTGCGATACAGATCAGATTGCGGTAGCAAAAGATCACGATTCCTCAACATGTTTAGTCTGTGATTCAGAAATGACTAATATTGGTTGGGTAGAGTCAAATGACGTTGCTAAGAATCAGGAAATTGGCAAGGCAATTGATCGACATGTTACCAAAGCATCTCCTGGATCTGTAAAGGTCGGAGACTTTGTTTCTTGGAATTCAAGTGGTGGAACAGCAAGGGGAAAAATTGAAAGAATCGCCACTTCTGGCTCTATAAATGTACCAGACTCAGATTTTACTATTAATGCAGAAGATGGCGATCCTGCAGTACTTATTAGAGTTTATAGAAAGTCATCTGATGGCTGGGAGCCTAGCGATACTCGCGTAGGGCATAAGATGAGTACCCTAAGAAAAATTGAAGACTTGCCTGAACCAACGGTAACAAAGCAGGCAAATAACGAAACCAATATTGAAGGAGGTGCAGTAGAAAATATGGAAATTGAAAAAAGTGAAGAAGTCACAGATGTTGAAGAAACAACTGAAGAAGTTGTAGAAAAGGGAGCCGTAGTTGCAGAGGAAGCAACAGAGGCCACAGAATCTGTGTTAGAAGAAGCCTCTGAAGAGGTAGAAGAAGACTTAGAAAAGACTGCTGTCTCCGATGTTGAGGTTGAAGAACCCGACTTTGTTAAAATGTTGGAAGACCTCAAGAATTTCTTCGGAGAAAATATTAATAAGAGTGCAGAAGAAACTAAGTTAACAGTTGAAGAACTTAGCAAGAGCATCGATGCACAAATTACAGACCTGGCTGAGAAACATGAAAATCTCAGCAAAGCAGTTGAAAATATAAAAAGCGCAATCGATACAATCGAAAAAAGAGTCGATTTGGTCGAAAGTGAGACTGCTGTTAAAAAGTCCGGCGATCTTGATGGATCAAAGGAAGAAACAACAATAAGAAAGAGTATCTGGAGCGGATCATTCCTCGCAGCCCGTGATCTATGATACATAAACTGAAAGGTAGGTGAAAAGCAAAATGAGCAATGAACTTTTACAAAAAGTAATCGACACAACTGAAGTTGGTGCAGGCGGTGGTGGCCTTTTAAAGCCAGAGCAATCAAATCGCTTCATTGACTACATGTTCGATGCAACAATTTTAACTCGCGCAGCCCGTACAATCCGTATGCGTGCAGATACAACAGAGATCGATAAGGTCGGTGTTGGTGAGAAGTTGATGGTTCTCGCAACAGAGGGAGCCGCTACTGGTCAAACAGACCGTGGCGCAACATTCACCAAGGTTTCTCTTACAACAAAGAAACTCCGTCTTGACTGGGAACTTTCAAGCGAATCCCTTGAGGACAACATTGAGGGAGCAGACCTTGAAGATCATATCGCACGCCTTATGGCAACACAGGCTGGCAACGATGTTGAAGATTTGGCAATCAATGGTGACACAGCATTATCATCTGACAACCTTTACAAAGCATTCAATGGCTTCCGCAAGTTAGCCCTTAATGGTGGACAGGTTGTTGATGCTGGTGGTGCTACAATCACTAAGGCAGTCTTCAATAGCGCACTTAAGAAAATGCCTCGTAAATACAAGCAACGTCGTAACCAGTTGCGCTTCTTCACCGGAAGCAACTTGGTTCAGGACTACTTGTACAACCTCACAACAGTTGGATCAACACCAGAAGATATCGCTTCAAGCATTCTTCGTGGAAATCCAGCAGCCCCTGAGGGTGCCCCAGGTGGAGTTATTCCATTTGCATTCGGCATTCCAGTAGTTGAGGTTCCGTTAATCAACGAGACACGTTCTGGCGATTACTCAGGTGCAACAGGAAATCATGGTGAAGTCCACTTGACATTCCCACAGAATTTCATTATCGGCATCAAGCGTGATGTTACTGTTTACCGTGAATTCAAGCCAAAGAAGGATACAATCGAATACACACTCTTCATCCGTGTTGGTGTGGCAATCGAGAATCTTGATTCTTTCGTAGTTGTAAAGAACGTCAAGATCGCATCCTGAAATTAGTTATCTAGTGCGTCAGGGAGGGATTAAAATCCCTCCCTTTCGCCTTTTCTGATATAATTAATGTTGAGGAAAAGGAGTTTTAATGTCTTTTAATACAATGAAAACGGCTGATTTAAAAAAGGTAGCGGAACATTTCGCTGTTGATTTAGAAGATGCAAAGACAAAGGGTGCAATACTTTCAGCATTAGAAGAAGAAGGAATCACATACGAAATGTACGATAAATTTCTTAATGCGGAAACAGTAAAGCCAGATATTTTAGATAAGCCTAAAAAGCGTGAGTCCAGTCCAAATGATGTGCTAGTAAGAATGGATAGAGAGAATGCACACTATGAAGTAAATGGATATACATTTACTAGAGAGCATCCATTCGCAGTAATGCATCCAGATGATGCGGAGTTTATATTTGAAACTCAAGAAGGATTTAGAATGGCTACCCCACGCGAGGTTCAAGAATACTATAATTAATAGGAGTGATGGCAATTGATAGAAACATATACTGGTACTAGAGGATTAATAAATATAACCACTCATGATATCTATGGATTGCCAACGCAACCAGATAATAATTTAAATCCAGCCGTAGTAGTAAGAGATCCAGAAACGAATCAGATTTTACTTCAGTCTGTCGCAAGTCTCCTGGATACGGACTATCCAGGAGACTACCAGTTTGTTATACCTTCACAGTATGTTCAATATGATAGAGTACTAAAAATTGAATGGTCATATACTATAGATGGCTCTCAAATTAAGGAGACCGACTTTGTTTATGTAATTACTCCATATTCAACTGTAGATGAAGTAGTATCGGAACTTGGATTCTCTATGAGGCCAGAAGACTCTAACTATTACTCTTATGAGAAAATACGCAGCGCGGCCCGTGTCGCAAGAATGATGATAAACACCGAACTTGGATTTTCTATTGGTAAATATGAGAAAACAGTAGTTGCTTATGGCGATGGAGCAGACGTTCTTCTTCTACCAGAAAAAATAATAAGTATCTCATCAATATATGAAAATGATGAGTTGGTTATAAATAACTCAAATAACTACAATGTTTTTGGATACGAGGTAGAAGTTACTGAAACTGGATACGGTATTAGAATAATTCCTACAAACCCTGGCGATGACATAGATGAAGAAGAAGAATTTGATTACATAGGATTGAATAAGGGTAGGTTTAGAGATGGGTATAGGTATGAAATAACTGGAACATTCGGATGGAACTATGTTCCAGTAGAAATTAAACAATGCATGTACCTTCTAATTAATGACCTACTTTGCAACGACTCTCTTTGGAGAACAAAATACGTTAAAAAAATAAATAGTGGTCAAATGTCTGTAGAGTTATCAAGTCAGTCCTTTAATGGTACTGGAAACGCTTTGGTTGATGCTATTTTACAAAAGTTTAAGATGATACAGGCTGTGATTATTTAATGTATGGATGCTTACAAAGTTCTGTATTCAATATGACTGCTGATATTTATTATCAAATAGAATCTCAAGACCCATCTACTAACGAAATTGATAGAAGATGGTCACTTTTAAAAAATATATCTTGCACTATAAATCCAATTAGAGAGAGCGGTGGTTCTGCAACATCAGATAATAAATATTTTTCTAAAGAGTATACAGAAGATTTAGAAACAAAAATGTATAGTATGGAGCAATTAAGTAAAAGATGGCGCGTTTCAGGAATTAAAAATAACTCTGGAACCGCTCTTTATAAAGAAATAGATAGAATATCTAGTCCAGATACCATATTTGAGGTCTATGCTTCACACCCGATACTTGACATATTTGGAAATATTCAATACTATGAAAATCATTTAAGAAGAACTACGGTACAGAGTAATGATTAATATCAAGGTTACTGAGTCTTCTAAAAATGAATTATACATGGAACTAGAAAATAAAATTAGAGGTATGCAGGAATTATCAAGTTCTGAAACATCAAGAGATATTATGACGGCAGCATATTCTATTTCCGCATTAAAGTTTATTAAGCATACCAATCTACTCGCAAGATCTGCAAAAAAATCATTTCACCATGTTTATGAATGGGGTGCGGTGGGAAGAGAAAATGGTAGGCTCTTTAGAATAATAAAGAGACAGGCTGGGTCTACATCTGCATCTGTTTACTATAAATTTAATAACTCAAAAAAGTCCAGCCCAATAGCACCAGAACTAAGAAAATCTGGTAAGACTGGTAAAAAAGTAACTAAGAGTGGGGTCTTTAAAAGAAAAGCGGAAGTTATGGAGTCTGGATCTCCTGTATCTTTTATAACATCTAGAAATATTGCATTTAGCACTAAAGATAGTGGGATAGTTTTTATCCCTCCAGGTAAAAAAATAAATATTATGAATCCAGGAGGTCAGGACACAAATGGATCATTTAGGAGCCACTTTGTTGCTTGGTGGAAATTAAATTTTCCCAATGTGCTAGAAACGGAAAATATTCCAAAATCTTTAGAGGTAAATGTGGCAAGAGCCTTATCTGCGAAAGGAGCGGGTCCAGCATCTGCCAGATCTGCTATTAAAAGAACTCTATCCCCACATCTAATAGTTGGAAGTGTAATATGACAATATATAGAGAAAATGCTAGATCTATAATAAATGCCTTTTTGTGGAGTGAAATTAAAGAATCTGGCGTACTGGATGATGATGACTATAGGCCAGATAATTTTACAAAAAGTTTAGTACCAATTATACCAGCACAAGAAGTTCCAGAATTTAATAATCTTCTTCAGGATAAAACATATATAATTTATGATTATGAAATAAATGATTATATGGATAAATGGTGGATTTGTGAAGAATCAATGTCATATTCCATAGTGGGAACTAAATTCGGCAAGGTTATGGAAATAACAGAACTAATGGTCGATTTGTTTAGAAGAAAAGACTTGTCTGGTAAAGATTTACAATCATTTAATACTAACCAGGAAAAAATAAAATTTTATTCTGCATGTTTAGATTATGTCAGCAGCCCCTCCCCAGCGGAATCAGAGGGCGGAAGAATAGTTGGAGTAGTACAAATAACATATAAATATTCTAGAGAAGTAGATTCAACTGGAAGGTTTACATAGTTTGCTTTCCTCCTTAACAATGTTATTATATAAAAGAGGAATGATCAATCTGGATATTAATAAATTAATATCCGAAAGGTAGGTGAAAATTTAAATGGCTGGATCTATTTCCAATATTCTCGTAGGTGCTGCACAGATCTTCTTGAGCAAGAATGACAGCACAGACGTTTCAGGTTATCCAAAGGCTATGCCGACATTTGGTAACAAGAAGGCATCAGCATACTTGTTAAACGACGGAGTAGCAGACTGGAGAGATGTTGGCTTCACATCAGAAGGACTTGAGGTTTCTTACGAACCACAGTACGGAGAGGTTGAAGTTGATCAACTCCTTGACTCCGCCCGTATCTTCAAGACACAGTTGAGAGTCATGCTTCGTACTTCCTTCAATGAAGGAACATTCGAGAATATCAACACAGCATTCGGACAAAAAGACGCCGCTGTAACAACAGCAGTCGTTACAGGAGGATCTGCTGGTACACCAACAACTACACCAGTTGCATCATACACAGCAACTCCATCAGGATCAGGAGCAGCAAGAGTAATGAATCTTGAAGGAGGCTCACTTGGTGAGGCTCCTGTAGAAAGAGGACTCGTTGCTATTGGCGCTGCACCAACATCCTTGTCAGCAGACAAGTCTGAGAGAGTTTATCTCGCTCGTCGTGTACTTTCAATGGAGACCGTTTCACACGCTCTCCGTAGAAATGAGTCAACTGTCTACCCTGTTACATTCCGTTGCCTCCCAGACCCACAGTTCCCAACCGCTGAATACGGTGAGGTTCTTGATCGCGTTTGGTCAACACAGTAATTAAATTTATAACTTAATAAGTAGTAAAGGTGCGGCCCCGCAAATGCGGGGCCAATCCTTTATGTTTTGAGCAACCATTTTGATATAATTATATTGCTACTTAGGAGGAAAAAATTGGCAACAACAATTTATGATACTGCTGAATTAGAACTGGAAAACGGAGACAAGATCATTGTCAAGCCTTTACCAATTAAGCAGTTAAAGAAATTTATGAAAGTAATTAGAGAGTTAGACTCAGAAGAAGTTAAGAGTGAAGAAGATGCTATGGATATATTTATCCAGGCTTCTATGATTTGTTTAGAAAAGACTAGGCCAGACCTTTCAGAAGACAAGGACGCCTTTGAGGAAAGTGTTAATATTCCTACAATGATGAAGATTCTTGAGGTTTGTGGAGGGTTAAAGATGAATGACCCAAATCTCCTAGGGGCGGCTCTAGTTGGGACGACTTAGATCTAGCCTCTTTAGAATCGGAGGTTTTCCTTTTGGGAAACTGGAAAAACTATGAAGAACTAGAAGATCAATTGTCTGTAGATGAGTTATTAGCAACGCTAAATGCTCAAAGAAAGCGCAGATATGAAGATCAAAAATTCTTTGCAATGATCCAGGGCATTGATATATCTGATAGTGATGAAGTTTCAGATATCGCAGACCTAAAGGGTGCCACAGCCGTCCAGCAAGGATTTGGTGTAGGTGTGGGACTTGGCCATGCCATCATGGAGGTAGTTGAGCCATGAGTCGCATAGAACTTAATATAGTTGCTACGGGTAATTTTAGAAATGTAGAAACTTCAGTTGCTAGATTAAGATCTCAAATAGATTCTCTCAATGCCTCTATGATGAGCATTGGGTTTAATTCTGCATTATCTAATTCAGTATCATCATTCCAAAATCAGTTCAACAACGCCATTGATAGTAGCGGCATGTTTGAACGACACATGGTAAACCTTACAACAGAAACTACTAGATTCGGCAGGAGCCTTGAGTCTGGTAGCGCTAGGCTTGGTCAATTATTTAAAGCAGCCTCTGACTATAGAAGAGGCGAGTTAGGTCAAATTAGACAACTTGCAAGAGAACAAGTAAGGCTTATGAATTCCACAACCATGAGAATGGCTGATGGTGCTACTCAAGTAATTGTTCCTAGAGGAATTGATGAAGGAATTGAAAAGCAAAGAATTCTTAATCAAGAATACAGAATCTTTAGACAAGTAGTTGCTAATGGGTCTACTGAAATTATTAATTGGGGCAAGAATACACAATGGGCTGGTAGGCAGTTAACAGTAGGATTAACCGTACCACTCACCATCTTTGGAGCAGCCGCTGGAAAAGCGTTTATGGATGCTGATAAGCAACTAACAAGACTTACTAAGGTTTATGGAGATGCAACAAAGGGTATGGTTAACTCTAGCGAGTTGGCTAAAATAAGAAGTGAAACTCTAGCATTATCTCAAGAAATTGCTCGCACTATGGGAGTTTCAGTTGAAGAAACTCTAGGAATTGCTGCAGATATTGCTGCTACTGGAGTGCAGGGCAACGAGTTGCTTGCTGCTACTAGCGAGGCAATGAGATTATCAGTACTCGGAGAAGTTGATAGACAAGAGGCTATGAAGGCTACTCTTTCAATTCAGAGTGTGTTCAAAAAGGATACAGAAGGTCTAACGCAATCCATTAACTTACTCAATGCTGTAGAAAATCAAACCTCTGCAACAATTAATGATTTAGTAACTGGAATTGTTAAGGCTGGACCAGTTGTGCAAGGTCTGGGTGGAGATGTTGAGGATCTCGCAGCAATGATGGTTGCTATGCGTGAAGGTGGCGTATCTGCATCTGAGGCAGCCAACGCAATCAAGTCATCTCTAGCATCCTTGATTAATCCTACAAAACAAACAACGGAAGTCCTGTCAGGATTTGGCATAGACATTAAAAGTATTGTAGATAAAAATGCTGGAGATGTTATTGGAACCCTGATGGATCTACAGTCTGCTTTAGCAGGACTTGATGATTTAAGTAGACAAAGATCTATCGAACAGATCTTTGGTAAGTTCCAATTTTCAAGAATCAATGCTCTTCTAGCGAACCTCGGCAGGGCGGGAAGTCAGACAGAACAAGTGTTTGCTATAGCAGGAATGAGCATAGAGGAACTTGCAAAAAATGCAGACGCAGAATTAAAAGCAGTAACAGAGTCAGTTACTGGTAAATTCCAAAGGGCTTTCGAATCACTAAAGGCAAGCCTCATCCCAATCGGTGAGACATTTGTAACTATTGGCACGATATTACTAAATGTTGGAAATAAAATATTAGAAATATTTAATGCTATACCAGACCCAATAAAAAATATTATTAATGGATTATTAGGATTCACGGCGGTACTTGGTCCAATTATTATGATTACTGGTGTACTAGGTAACTTCTTTGGCTATCTAGTTAAAGGCATATCAACATTAATGGCATTTAAGAAAGAGGGCAGGGGAGCCTTTGATCTATTAACATTAGACTCTATTGCTGCAAGAGATGCCTCAGAGTTGCTCTCAGAAAGCCTTTACGATCAAGGTACTGCTATGAATACAATGGCCCAGGCTGTGGACACCCTGGTCAAAAAACTTCAAGAACTTGTTAATCAATTAAATCATACAAAGAGTGCATCTGGAGGATTGGATCAGGTTTCACAGGGTGTTCTAGCCAATGCAGAAGCCGCAGCAATTGTAAGAATGGGTCCAGGAACTCCATATACTACTCCTGAAATTCCATGGACTAAGGAGCAAGGAAGACAAAGATATAAAGGCAGGGCAGAGGCTGGAGTAACGTATTCCCACCTAACACCAGAGTCTATGCTGGGGGGAAGAGGAGTACTAGGGCTTGGTACATTTGTTGATCAGGCAGGATCTGATGTTCAGAAAGATCTTAAAAATTTCTATCAAGATTTAGTTTCATTAAGAGAAGAATCAATAACTCCAGAAATTAGAAGACAAGCCTTAGAAGACTTATCTAGAGGTTATCATGGCACAGGACCAGCATTAGAAGCCTCTCTAGCACAAATTAGAGCATTAACAGATGAGCAATTGGCGCAAATTCTTCCTACATGGGAAAAACTTACAACTCAGTCTACAGAGTATTTTGCTATTCTTTCAGTTGCTGCAGAAAAAGCAGAAGCAGGGAATCAAGAAGTTGCTGCAGCGTTTAAAAAATATTCACAGGATATAGAATCTGGTAGAGATCCAATCGCATCTTTAAGTGAATTAAGATCTGCTATAGATGGTACTGATCAGGCCGTAGATAAAAAAGTTAAAGAAATCGCGGCAGAGTTCGATAAAATCGAACAAGAACTGCTTGCCATGCCAGCGGGACGAGAAAGAGCAGTTCGTACAGCAGAACTAGTTAAAGATAGAATAATAACTCCATACGAGATTGATCCTACACAAACACTTTCTGCTGCTGGAATTAAAGGAATGGGCGAAGGCGGGTTAAGAAATCCATTACTACATGCCATTCAAATGTACACAGATAGAATGTTTAATGATGCTCAAATAAGTCAAGAAATGTCTGCTGCATTAGCAACAGGAAATAAAAAACTTGTAGATGCATTATTAAGATTGGCGGAGGCCAGACAGCGTGAAGCCATGGCGTCGGAAGAAAATGTTGCAGCAGAAGAACAGTACCAACTTGCTGCAAAGAATCAAGCAGAGGCACAGGCAGCATATGCTAAAGCACAAAAAGAAAGCGCACAGGCGTTATTAAGATATGGTCCTAATAGCCCTCAATACAAGGCTGCGAAACAGGCAGAATATCAGGCTCAACAAAAATTAATTCAGTCAGATATTCAATTAGTTGCCGCATCAGAAAGAAAAAAGACAGCCATATTGCAAAGTAACAGGGCTAGCCAAGAACTTTCTGAAGAAGAAATTCAATTAGCAGCATTAAGAGAAAGACAATCTCTGGAAGTTACAGAAAATATTGTTTCTACCCAAAGAAATAGTGATTCTACTAATAAAGGAACTGTAGCAAGAGAAGGGCAAACTGCAGCAATATCTTCTAACAAAGGAGGAATGCTTGCGGGAGGCAAGTTGGGAGGAGCAATAAGCCTTGCAAGTATGGCTGCGATGTTCCTACCTCGTCCTGGAGAAGATACTGGGGCTGGGCAAGCAATGAATGCTGGAATAAATATAGCAAATATGGCTGGCATGGGCGCAATGTTTGGACCCAAGGGACTTGCTATAGGTGCTGCTATAGGTGTCGCTGTAGAAGGAATTTCATTCTTTGGCAGAAGGTCTGAAGAAGCAGCAGCAGAACTTGCAAAACTAAAGGCTGGAATAGAAGCGTCTAAGACTGGACTCACAGAACTAGAAAAAGAATTCTTTAATGTAGAGCCGTTAAAACAATTAGAAGATTTACCATTAAATGCATTTAATCTAAGAACGCAAGAGGCTACTAATAAGTTAAGAGAGTTTGCTAATGCTGTAGCAAACGCGGAGCCAGGAAGTGTTGAGGCTGGAAGAAGAGATCAAATTGCATCTATGGAATCTGCAGAGCAATTTATTAATGATCCAATGTTTAGTAAGATGGTTTCAGAAGCACTTCTAGGTGGCATGGATATAAAGAGCATTAAGACCATGATAGGTGGTTATTTATCTGCTACTGGTAAAGAAATATTTGCTCCAATTGTAAATGCTGAGTTAGATCGAATAGGAAAACTTGGCACAAAGCCAGAAGAAATAGGAGCAAAGTATCTAGCACAATTACAAGATATTGCTGATAGAGTAATTAGGGGTGCTGATTATACTGAAAAAGAAGCAGATAGATTAAGAAAAGCACAGCAGTTGTATGAAGAATCTAGAGGCGGGAAAGAAGTACTAGCAGTTAACCCTCAAACTGGGGAAAGTGAACAGGCTAATTTAGCAGATACTGCAGTATATCTCAATAGCATAGCAGAACAATTTGGAATGACTCTAGAAGAACTGCTAGGATTAATTCAAGAACGAATAACTAATCCTGAAGCAGAAAGTAACCCAGCAGTAGATGCTGCTATGAAAGGGCTTTCTGTAGATGGTCAGCAATATGGACCAGAATTTAATCAATTCATACTTGATATCTTGCCAGCATTAAAAGAAGTCGTTGCCATATCTCCAGACTTATATGAAATAGAAGACGTTATGGGGGCTGTTGGCAATGAAGCATCTATGATGGCTCAAGGAATATTTGCTGCCATGGCTTCTGGGGGGCAGACATTTGATCAATTCTTAACTTCACTAGGCGCTAGTGCAAATGCTTTAGATAGTAATAAGCAACTAATTGGTGAAATACAAACACAAATTAATGAAATGTCTCCAGATGCTGGTAGAGCATTCTCCATGATGATGGAAAGCGGAGTTCAACTTCAAGATGCATTAAGAATTGTATCAATGGTTATTGCTGATGTTAATACAGACTGGGCAGCACTTGCTGATATGGCAAGAACTAATCCTGCAAACTTTAGAGCGAATGTTTGGACCTCTTTCATACAAGGAAGTCCAGTTGGAACAACTCCTACCGCCCAGGCTGCGACGAATCCAGAAGATGCAATTCAATCAGCATTAGGAGCCATAGATTACTCAGGTGACGCTGGCGGAGGATCTGGAGGATCTGGATCAGACTACTACGACAAACTTATTGAAGCACAAGATAAGATAATTGAAGGTATTCAAAAGGAACGTGAGGAGCGTCAAAAACTACTTGAATTACAAGAAAAGCAAGTGGATTTTGCACTACGCAGACAAGACTTAGAAAATCAAATAGCCAGAGCAACAGCAGAAGGCAATTTTGCGGAAGCGGCTCTTTTACAGGCACAATTAAATGCAGAAAAAGAAAAATATCAAGCAGAAGAGATTGAAAGAAGAAGGCAGGAAAGAGAAGATAAGAAAATTGCTGCCGCTGAAAAAGAAAAAGAAAGACTTCAAAAACTTCAAGATGCTTCTTCTGGTGGCGGCGGTGGTGGGGGATCTACTGGTCCTTCAGCAGCACAACAGAAATGGACTGCAAATAGAGTAGAGGTTCTAACTAGTGGAGTTGTTAACTGGACAGAGGGTGCGGAACTAAGAGTAAGAACTTCACAAATGGGGCCATGGACAGCCTTCTTCGATAGTGATAGAGTAAAATCTTATAGACAAGAACTAGAGAAATTAAATATACCCGCAGAAAATATAGATCAAATATTAAATGAATTATATGATTCATGGATAGACAACAATAATCAACTGTTTGCTCAAACCGATGATTATAAGTTTATAGAAGATTCATTGAAGAAGATGGGCGTAGCAGGAGAAGATCTAAAAGAAGTAATGCCAGATGTTTTCGGGGCACTTCTGGATAAAGAACTTAATCCTAAAGAAAAAATAGATGTTATAGCCGGAGCCTTGTATGATCTTGGATATGAAACTGATGAAGCATATAGAAAAGCAAAGAAACTATATGATCAGTACGGCGAGGACTTTGATGGCAAGGGAATAGATGATGAAATTGCTAGATGGGTTGAGTGGAATGATATTATTCTTAAGGCGCAGGATAGACTAAGAAAAATAAACAAACAATTGTCTGAGGGCGCAACAATATCTGATTTAGGTCTTTCTGCAGATAGATTAGAAGAGGTTGCAAGAACCGCTGCTGGTCAAAGTACTGCACAAACTGGTCCAACATTTAATGCGGGTGGAGTAAAACTTACTGGAGAAAATATTGGATCTGACCTGATGCTTGGAGTAGAAAAAGGGTTAACTGATGGAGTTCAGGCAACAGAGGCTGCCACTAGACAGGCTATAAAGTGGCTTGAAATATGGATGAGAGATGAAACAAAAACTAATTCTCCCTCAGAAGTATATAAGTTATTAGGCAAAGATATGATTGCTGGACTTATCAATGGATTAGTTATCCCTCCAGACACCGCAACTGGTGTTATTACAACAATAACAGATACATTTAAGTCAGCAGTAGATTCATACAAAATATTATTTACAGATCCAACAAATGGAATAAGTGGTGTAATAGATGCAGAAGTAAAGACTGCTGCAGATAATTTCTACAACACTATGACCACAAGAATGCAGGAAACTGTAGATGAAATTAATAACATACTTAAAACTAATTTAACTAACTATACCTTCCAAATTACTGGAAATCCAAAGATTTATGATGGTGGGGCAAGATCACTATGGCAGAGGGTGTTTGATGGAATTCCAGATGGAATGTTTACCTCCACTATGCCACAGTATGCTACTGGTGGATATGTAAGCGGTCCAGGCGGTCCAACAGAAGATAAAATTCCTGCTCTACTTTCTGATGGAGAATATGTAATCAAGGCTTCTAGTGTTAGTCAGTATGGCACAGAATTATTAGATCAAATTAATGCTAGAAAGTTTTATACTGGCGGATATGTTTCTGCCGACCGTGCAGAAACAGCAGCAAGCGGTAACAAGTATCTTGGTGGATACAAGCCTAAACCACAATATTCTGGTGGAACACCTACATATACTAGTGGATATAGTAATTCAAATACACAGGCTACAAGACAGAGCGGTGGCAGCGGTGTAATGAAGGGACTATACAATAAAGCATTAAGAAATGCTTCAATAATGTCTATGACTAGACAACCATTTTACTCTCCAGGAATTGGTGAAGAGGTTGGTGGTATATGGCAAATATTAAGAAATATTGCAGCATCAACAACCGACCTTCTACTTGGGGGATTTGTTCCTCCATTTATGAGATCAGAAAGATCTGGAGATTCATTCTTAGACAGAATAAATTGGAATAGAACCTCTATCGGATCGCTTATTGGTGGAGACGACTATCTAAATACTTCAGGATCAGAACTACTTGCTTCCATGCTAGACTTTGCCCCAGGTGGCGGAAAGGGAAGCAGCAGGGCCAGCGCTTTTATTCCAGTAGGTGTAAAGGCTGGAGCCACAGGAACTAGAGCAAGTAGAGATATTGTAGCAAAGGACTATGAAGACATGCTAGGCATGTCTAGACAGGACTTTGAGGATTATGTAGAAACTGCATGGCCTTCTATTACTCCAGCAGAAAAAGCAGACCTTATTGGAAAGATATTTGACGAGAATGGAAATGTAAGAAAACTAGATGTAATCAATGCTCCACCATATAGTTCATCAATGGGTGGAAATCCAGGAGCAAGAATGCATCAACATGGATTGAGCGTTCTAGACATTCTTAGAGACACAAATCAGGCAAAGAGATTTAAGTCTATTTACGATGAACTTTCAGCATCTGGAAGCCCAGCAGTCGGAGACATGACGTTTGATGAGTTTATGTCAAAGGTTAGGAATTCATCTATATCTGCACAAGATACTAGCACATCTGCAGATAAGGCTACAGCATTATTAGATCATGACTTTATTAGATCAGTAAACTCTGTATATGCAAGACAAAACTATGGACTTTCAGACACAGATTTAATTAGACTATATAGAGGATTAACTAGAAGCGAACAATCAAATGTTCATGGTGTTTTTAGAGGATACTCTACAACAGATCCAAATGTTGCTAAATCTTTCTCAAGATGGGCTGGCAGAGGAATTTGGGCAACAGACATATCAGTAGGAGACTTGCCACAGATTCTTGGAACTACTGGCTGGGCTGACGAATTTGCACAATTTATTCCAGAATCAGCCTGGGCAGAAGTAGTTACTGAGCATGGAGTAAACACAAAGATTTCTCCAGATAGACCATACAGAGCATTTGACCCAGAAAATGTTCTTATGCCTAGAAGAATAAAGCACGACGATTTTGTAAATAATCATGACTCGATAGTTAGATACGCTAAAAGTATTGGTCTTTCTCCAACTAGATTGCTTAGTGGATCTGGATTTAGAAGAGTTGGACCTTACTGGCAACTTGATCTATCTAAGATTGATTCTATGTCTTCAGAGAATAAACAATTACTTAAGTATCTTCAGGACTCATTGGGAATGGATTTAGTCTCATTAAAGACAGGAGAGGGACTTGCACCATTTAAGTTTGCAGATGGAGGTCTAGTCAGAGTAGGCAAAGAAAATCTTACTGTACTAGGAGAAGGTATATCTGACTATGCGAGAAGATTTGTTGGAACACCATATTCATCTGGGGCAGCATGGGCAGATGGACCAGCAAACGGGTGGGGATGTGCTACTGCTACTAAGTGGCTCTATGATTCCTATGCTGGAGTAGACCCAGGACACCCATCATTATCTGCATCACAATATTCAAGTGGTGCTGGATCAAGAGTTAATAATATGCTTCCCGGCGATTTATTGTTCTTCTACTATCCAAATGGGGTAAATACATCAAATCCAATTAATCACGTTGGCATGGCGCTAGGAAATGGAAGCATGTTCCATGCTAGAAGTGAAGCATTAGGAACTCAAATTACTGGAATTGACGGCGCTGGAATGGATAGAGCCAGACAGCGTGCTGGCGGATCTGCAATAAAGAGATATCTTCCAGAAACAATTGCTGGAATGGGTCTTCCTACTGCTAAGTTTAAGATGGGCGGAAAAGTGTACGGTAAAGGCGGTCCTACCTCAGACGACATTCTTGCACTAATTAGTAATGGCGAATATGTGATGAATGCAAATGCTGTGAGTCATTATGGGAAAGACTTTATGGATGCCGTAAATAAGGGAATTCTTCCAGAAGCCGCTATGGGAGGAATGTTCTCCTCTAAGTATCCTGGATATGTGCAAAGAATGGGTGACGGAGGAATGCTTTCTAGAAAGTTCGGAATAGATAATGATTCCTCTTCAATTTCTAATGTAGAGTATAATATAAATGTAAACGTAGCAGGGACTAATTCATCTCCTGATGATATAGCAGAAGCCGTAATGAAATCACTTAAAAGAAAAGAAAGAATGGTTGGGGCGGTAACTAGAGTATGACATTTATAATTCCATCAATTATTAGACTTCAAGCCAATGGTAAGGCCGCCTCTGAATTCTCTACATCAACACCAAATAATGGTCAACTAACTTTATCCGATCATTCAAGATCACCACTTAGCGTTTCCTATGAAATAATAGAAAATTCTCAAAGAATGGCTGATGGAACCATGAGAAAAAGTATTATTTCTAAGAAAAAGAATTTTTCATGTACATGGGATATGATGCCTACAGTATCTACAATGATGGCAGACGGTAATGCTGACGCTGCTAAAATGAAGGCTTACTATGAATTATATTGTTATAGTCCACTTACTTTAACTTTAAGATATAAAAGAAATAATGCAGAAGCCCCAGTAGATGAGACATGTCAAGTGTATTGGACTGACTTCGGTTTTGATGTTATCAAGAGATACCGGAACTTTGATTACTGGAACGTATCTGCTGAATTTACGGAGATCTGATGCTTGGAGACAGCACTCTAAGAGAGCATATTGCAAAGTCTAACTCCTTGGATATAAAGCCAAGAGTTTTTGCAGAGTGGAATGCTAATGCAATGTCAAATCCTTTTATGTATGGTACAGGAACTCCGCCCACCTTTAATGAAATAACTACTATAAATGCATCTGGATGTACTCCTCTAGCACAATCAGTAAATAGAGGAATATCTACATCAATAAAATCTGGAACTACATGCAACCTACTAACCTCTAACTCAGATGAAGAATTAATTACTATAAATAATGTAACAGTTTCCTCAGGAGTAGTAACTTTAAAAACAAAATCTCCATTAAAAAATACTATTGGAATCGGTAAAGAGATATTTGTAGATACATCAATAGATGATATTAATGGTAGATTTAATACTGTCTCTGGAACTGATAAAAGTAAAATTGTTTATAATACTAATGATCCAACTATAACTAATATAAATAATAAGACTGTAAGAAGATCCTCTGTAACACTAGGAGAAAGTTCATACTATATAGAATATTCTGCAAATGCTACAGAAGGTGTCAGATTTTATATGATGTTAAAATCAGATTATTATTATCAAATATCACAAAATCCACTAGAAACATACGCAGAAAACTTTGATGTTATATTAACTGCCGTAGGGATGAAAAATAATCAAGAGGTTCTGACACAGGTATCCACAAAAAGAGTAAGGGTAAATGCTGTTGATTGGGAAACCGTATTTATAGATTTTGCCAATCCAGATGAATCTAAGTCTGCTTCTAATATAGATAAAGTAAAACTTACTATTGAAATATCAACAAACCCAGGTGAACAGGCAGGGCTTTTAGTAAATCAACTAATTGCTTTTAAAGTTTCTCCTTATGAAATCTATTGTTCAGATATTATGCCAGTAAAAAATATTTTTTCTCCATATAGACCTGGAGAATTTTTATTAGAAACTGGACCTGTTAATGTTAACTTATCCTCAACAGAAACATTCCCACAGCAATGTACGAATGTTCATATGGCTATGAGGTGGGCTATTATGAGAAGATTTTCTAAGGTTCAGAGAAGTGTTATGCCATATGCTGGCAATCCAAATTCTTACTATGTGTCTGGGTCATCTGCTGCAAGTAAAAAGTTCTGGTGTGTTTATAAAGATAATTTTAAAACAAATAATATTGTTGTAAAGGTAAACTCTATTATAAATAAACCATCTAACTTTTCTATAAAAGCATTTATTAATAACGCCTGGACAGAAATAGCAACACATACAACAGCATCATTTAACTCTAGCGGAATATTAAGAATATATTATAATGGAACACAATGGTCATCAAATCAATGGTCATATAATTCATATCCAAAAATTTCTCAGACTACTGGAGATATAGATAAGTATGTAACTATAAAAGCAATAGCAATTGAAGTAAATTCTTTATCATATTCAACTGGTAACAATGAAATTAGAGGTGGGGAGGCGGCGTTTGATTTAAATTATTTAGATATGGTAGAAATATCTCCAAGAATGTCCTTGGATCTTTCTGAATACTTAATAGATTTTTCTATAAATAAAGAAATAGCAAACGATTCTATTCCTCTTCCATTAGGAAGCATATCATCTAATTCAGCAACAATTAATTTTAGTAAAGTTCCAATTATCATATCTAATCCAGACTTACAAACTTCTGAAACAGATGACATTGTTCCGATAAGCAACTACGCTTCTACTTTTATTTCTGGTCAAGAGCAGTCTAGGTCACCATTAAAAGGTATGCTTGTTCGCGGGGTAAAGATAAGAGGCTTCTTTGATATAGATTATAGTCTATCTGCATCAGGACCATCTAATAATAAAATTTCCGTCCCCGCCTTTGTCATGTATTCAGAAACATGGTCAGAATCAAATAATGTTATAAAACTAGAGTGCTTTGATATAATTAAAAGACTTCAGTCAACACTTTCTAGACCATTATACTTAAAGGGCAAAACTGTACAAGAAGTTGTTTATAGCATCCTAGATTCAGTAGGATTTTCAGAATATATATCAAATGAATTAATTGATTTAAGAATACTAAAAAGTTTTGATGATCAAAATTCTGAAAACAATTTAATAAGTAATTTAGAATCTATAAATCATTACTGGAGCAGTAAAGAAAATAGTGTATCTGATTCTTTAAATGATATTTTTAAAGCATATCAAGTTGCTATGTATGCTGATGAGACTGGGGCGGTAAGATTTACATCTTTATATGATATTAATAGAAGGCTTAATAACATATCTAGTGAATATGTATTAAACTTACAAGATTTTACAGATAGTAGTGCAACAAGCAATGTAGCATCATTCTCTATCGATGATAATGAAAAGCCATCTAGAATAAACCTTAGATATAAAAAGCCATATCCATACTATACTGAGCCAAAAGTAGGCAAGAAGGTAAGAAAAAAACTAGCAGATCAAAGAGGATCTTTAATTAAGGAAACTAGCAAAATAGTGTGGGAACCAGAAAAGGAAGCAACAGTCCTACCGTACTTTGAGTTATCATCTCCAGGAATAACATCAAAAACACAAAAATTTATTAAATTTAATATAGATAATTTAAAGTATATTAATAGACTTATAGACTATAGTGGATACCTATTAATTAATGATGAGATCGTTAAATACAATGGGTTAGAATATATTTTTACTCCAGTAAATATATCAAATAATCAAATTGTAAATAGTGGGGATTCTTTTAAAGAAATAATAAAGAATCCAGAAGATTTAATTTCTATATTAACTGATGCTACAGAAAAATTTGGAGCCAAGACTATTTACTATCAGCCCACGGGCTACATAATGAATGTAGAAAGAGGAGCGTTTGGCACTACTCCAAATAAGCATATAACCGTTAATGCAAACTCTCCTAAAGATTGGGTGGCTAGAGAATTTGATTCTAAATACCAAAATGTTAGTTCATTAGAAGAATCTGATGGTCAGTACTCATTGTCTAATGGAAGAATAAGTTTAACTTCTAAGAAAAATAATGGAGGAATTCTTATTACTCCTAAGAAAAATAATGTTGTAGGAAATAAAAGAAAAATATTTGCTAGATATGGTTTAGGTGATATCCCAGCAAATAAGAGTGGGTATCTAGGAGTAGCCATTGGTGTAAAAATACAATCTGGAGAAATCAAAGAGGGCTTGTTTATATTTACTGGAATAGAATCTAAGAATAAAAAAACAGAAGTAAAGTTATTTATTCAAGAAATAATAGATGGTAATGTGAATAACATTATACCTAAGGGAAAGATAGAACTTGATGAAACTTTATTCGAAGAAAACGAGCAAATAGAACTCTATTTAAATATGAATGCTTCAAGAAATTCTATGAGAGTCTATGTTGGACCAACAAGCATATTTCAAAAGGTTAAAAAGGGCAAAGATAAGGATGGAGAAAAAACTAAAGAACTTATAGATATAGGTCATGATATAAAATTAAAGATAGACAAAAATAGCACGTTTGGATTCGTTGCTTTAGAGTATGGAACGGGGTGGCTTGATGATTTTTGCTTTACATCAAAGGCTGACCCAAGAAATTTGAACAGTACTAATGTTGATAATATAGAAAATGATTATTCTTATGATGAGAAGGCGGGGAACCTTTTTTACATAGGAAGCAATACACTATTAAATCAAATAGTATACGATAGAAATATCGAACTTTCAATAAATAACCCAACAAACAAGGACAACTTTGTTTGGACTGGTGCGCCTGTTGCAAGGGGACTGAAAATTTTAAATATAGAATTTAATGATTTTCCAGTATCTGGAAATGCTGAAGCAAAATTTATAGGATACACATATGAATCAAATTCAGTAAAAATTAATAATCAATTAAGAAATTCAGATGGTACTGAGGATGTATAATGGCAAAAAATAAAAAATATTCATCTAAAATTGCAATCTCAGAAACAATAGAGGTTCCAAATGATGCTGTGTCTATTAGCATTGTTGCGGGAACTCCACAAGATGCTAGGGTAGCAGTTCTTAATGCAAGTAATCAAACCATTTATTTAAGCGCAGGATCATCTAATACTATATCTGCTGATAGTGGATTAATAGTAAAAGGTTCAACAGTTATTGAAGGAGAAACCTATGAAATTTATGAAGATATAGAATCCCCCTCCTTTGACTCCCAACTTGATATAGAATCAGTATGGATACAGAATGAAGATATAGCAAATTATTGTCTTTATATAATAAGTTCATATTATGATATGTATTATAAAAGTTTATCTTTAAAAATTTCTCCCAATCCATTAATTCAAATCGGGGACCTAGCCAAAATTAAAATAAAGACTTATAAGGTAGAGTTTGAAGAAAGTCAATATTGGATAGTATCGTCGGTAAAACATAAATTTGACAAGGGCATGACTACTGACATAATTTTAAAACCAGTTAAAAAAGTTTTTGATATAAAAATATAGTTTAATGGTAGAATAGTATTGGTGACATATGAGTGATTTTACGAGAAAAAAACCAGTAGATTTGGAAGTGCTGAGAAAACAAATTCTTTCAGAAGCACGGCAATACACAGATGCTTCAATCGAAGAGGCTATTGAATCTTTATTAGATAAAGATCAGATATTGCCTGGAGTTGGTGGGTCAGACGAAATTTCATTAGAATCTTTTATAGATGATTTAATACCAGCATATGAAGTAATTGACCCCACTCCCCCAGGAGTTATAGAATCCGTACAGTTTTTAAATGACTCAAACGAATTTGATTATGATGAAAATTTTGCATATGGAACCTTATACATATCTTCTGATGGGAAATATGCAGTAGACGTTACTGCAAAGGCTATTAGTACTAATCAAGAAATAGCAAGTATAGAAGTTCAAATAACTAGGATTGATAATGCAGGGTAAATACTATATCTATATTAATAAAGAACTTGTTCATGAATGCAAAAACATTATTACTAATGATGGTATGCATATTATTAGGACATATATGGCAGGCGGAGTTCCAGATTGGGCGGGGGCTTTATCAATAGGAGCAAGTAACTCTACAGCACCAGCCGTAACGGATAGATCCCTGGAGTTTGAATCAATTAGGGTTCCCGTCCTTTTGAAGAGTGTAGAAAATAATGAATTAATAATTAGTGGTACTTTACCAGCAGCCTTCAATGGGAAAATTTACGAAATCGGACTGTATTCATCGGTAGTAAATATTTCTTCAGAGGGCTTTGATGATAGGCTATTAGTAAATTTTGATGAAACCTGGACAAACTCAAATGGTAACGTATTATCATCTTCTTTATTTTCTTCTACATCTAGAGTTGGATCAAGAAATTTAAATATTTCTAATGCTTCTGCCTACGCTCAAGCAAATTCTACAGTTGATTTATCTGGATACTCTAGTTTAGATACATTATCAATACTTTATAATGTTACTGCTACTGGCTCTAATAGAGTTATCACCGTTACCTTTGAGGATGATCAATTGCCATCTCCAGGATCTAAAAGCATAAATATAACTCTTCCAACAAATACTACTGGTTACAAAATTTTTACAACACAATTAGGTAATTTTACTAATAATAATTTTAATAATACTATATCAAAGATTATTATTTCAGCATCATCCACAAGTTCTACCGCAGCACTAAGCCTTGACGCTATAAGAATTAATGATGCAGATGAGATAGACCCGCTGTTTGCCCTAGTCAGTAGATCATTAATTGGCGTAGTGGCTGGAAATTCCTTGTCAGATTATATAATAAAAAATCCTGGCATAGAGGTTGACATAGAATATAGGGTAAGAGTTGTATGACGACAGAGAAAAACTTTGATATAGATGGACTACAACCTAATTCTGAACACTCTATAAGGATAAGAGCGCTTTATAGAGATGGTTCATATAGCGAGTGGTCTAAACTTTTTAAATTAAAGGTTAAGGGTGACTCCGCTGCTCCCTCGCAACCATCTGCGCCCACCATATTTGTTCCAGATTTATCTACAGAATTAAGTAGAACAAATTCTGCTATGGGACCACAAACAGTACGATTTAGACATGACTCAACAAAAAATGGGGGAGGGAACCTAGAGGGGGACCTTGACTACTTTGAAGTATATGTAAACACTACTAACTCTAATTCTGGTGGGACACAGATAGGTACTGTAAAGGCTACTAGACCTGGATCTGGTGCTTACTCAGAGGCTAATTTATCTGTTAACTCTCCAGGAAACTCTACTAGTAGATGGTTTTATGTTATAGCAGTTGATATGAGTGGGCAAAGATCTGCAGCATCTCCTACTACTCAGGCATCATCTATCCCAATGATTGCTAATGCATATATCTCTGATTTAAGCGCGGATAAAATTACAACTGGAACCCTACAGGCTAGTCAAAAAATAACCGTTGGAGATACAGTAGCAATAGCCTTAAAATCTAATACTACAAGCCCCAAGGCCGAGTTTTTGTCGTATAGTGGTACTGAGCCAGCGGTAGGAGCGGGGTATGCAAATAATGCTGTAGGATTTTATATGGATTCTACTGGTAGATTCTCCTTAAAGAACGCTCTGACCTTTGATCCAGCAGCCAATAACGGTGCTGGTAAATTAACCATTAATGCTGACGGAGCATTTAGTGGATCTTTAACTTCAGAAATTAGTTTAGCGGCACCAATTATTACTGGCGGTTCAATTAATATTGGACCCAATGTGTTCCAAGTAAATAGTGCTGGTAGAGTTATCGCTACTAATATACAAACTGCTCAAATTTATGGTGGAAGTATATCCATTGGCGGAACTTTAGCAGATCCTAATTTTCACGTTAATTCTTCTGGAGTTATGGCATCCAAAGGAGGGGTATTTACTAGTGGATCTATTATTGGTGGAAGTATATCTATAGGAGGATCAGTAGGAGTTCCTAACTTTTCAGTAGATTCTTCTGGTAGTTTAATTAGTAGAGGACCCGCCATTATAGGTGGTTCTATGACAGCAGGAATATTCAGAACTACTGATGCAACTAACGTAAATAGAATAGTAATTGATGGTGGGACCTCTACTGATAGAGATAAATTAAAATTTATAAATTCTGAAGGAGGCTTCTTTAATCTTCAGATATCTGGATATATATTAGAAATTAATAATAATTATAACACCAATCCATCATTATTTTCTTTACCAGCAGAAGTTAGGGTTAGGTCAAAGACTAGGATAGCACCAACAACAAACATAGTTAATTTAGAATTGTATAGGACAGATAACGTAGGAACTAATAGGATAGCAGCATTTTACTCAAACTTTGGATCTACTGAAAGATTAGCAACAGAGTTCCTCGTAAATGGAAATATTTTTAATATTAATGGCGGCTACGGACAAATTTCTGACGAAAGATTAAAAGAAAACATTCAATCTTCTAGAAATTATTTAGAAGATTTAATGGGCATAAATGTTATTAAATATAATTTAATAGGAGACCTAGACCACTCCTTGTTAGGATTTAGTGCCCAACAAGTAGAAACAATATTCCCTAACATGGTAGGAGAAGACTCTGATGGATATTTAAATGTAAAAACATCTATATTCATTCCAATGTTAGTTACTGCTGTACAAGAATTAAATAATCGTGTAAAATATCTAGAGGAACAAGTGGAGGTACTAAATGGAAACTAAAACACTAGAGTTAATTATTCAAGAACTTCAGAACAGAATTGGTCAAATAACATCTCAGTATGAGACACAAATGGCTGTAATAAAAGCACAGGCAAATGTAGAGATTTCTGCGCGGGATGAAAAAATTCAAGAGTTAATGAAAGAATCTCAGTAATGACAGTAGATATTAATGAAGCATACGCAAGAATAGACTATAAAATGCTTAAAGATTTATCTGAAAAGATAAATTCTGTAGAGGAGCAATTGACTAAATTAAAAAAATCATTTAGTTCTATTCAAGGTACTTTCAAAGATTTAGAGAACCTATCGTTTTTTGCCGATAGAAAACTCTTTAATAAGAATGATAAGTTAGAGTTCTCCTTTGGATCTAACTATAAGAATCCACCAGTAGTAACTTTAACTGCAGAAAATATGTCTCAGTCTACAGATAAAAACCCATATGTAACAATAATTGAATTAACAAAGGATCGGGTCAAGTTTAAAATAATTAATGCTGCCCCATCCACTAGAGTCCATTGCATTGCAATGGGCGAAACGGACTAATGAGATATAATCCTATTACTTTCTGGGATAAAAGAAAAAAAGTAGTAAGAGATGGCTATTTTTTAGTATGGGTTCCAGAGCATCCCAAATGCTTTGGAGGTGGCTGGTATTATGAACATAGACTGGTCATGGAAAAAAAATATTGTAGAATATTAAAGGACTGGGAAACTGTACATCACATTAATGGTGACAAAGAATGCAACGAGGAGTATAATCTTTTCGTATGTACCCGCGCTCAACATATGAAAGCGCATAAATAGATAGGAATTTTATGAATAACGACCTAAAGTGGATGATGGTTTCAGACGTTCACTTCCCTAGGCATGACCCGCGTAAAGTAGATCTTTTCCTTAAGGTTATGAAATGGTTTAAGCCAGACGCAGTAGACTTGCTTGGTGATATTGACGATGCAGATTCCACTAGTAGGTGGGCAGCAGATAAGCCACTAGAAATGTCAATTTCTATAGACGATGGAGGAGTCCGTGAGACAAAGCAATTTCTTAAAGATATCAGAAAGATCGTCCCCAATGCTGATTGTCATTTTCACGATGGGAATCATGGCTGGACTCGCCACGGCGAATACCTTGCTAAGAAAGCGCCACAGTTCCTTGAAATAATAACAGCGGATACGCTATATGATTACTCTAATGCTGGATTTGAGTGGCATAATTGGAATGAACCACCAGTACGACGTTTTGGAGATATCTATGGTCATCATGGAGAATCTATCTCTAAGCACGCGGGAGAGTCAGTTCGTAATGACGTAAATAACTGGGGCGTATCTCTAGTGCGTGGACATTCGCATAGAATGGGTGCATACTTCCAGACATATAATCTATCTGGACAAGAATTGCGTGGATATGAAATTGGTCATCTATGTGACGAAGATCAGATGGATTACTCTATTCAAAAGAATTGGCAGGCGGGGTTCGCTGTAGCACATGTAGTTAATGATTATCCTCATATGCAATTGATTCAAATTCATGATTATACATGTGTAGTGGATGGAAAGATATTTACGGCATGATGACTCATAAGAAGTGCAAGGGTAGCGTCTATATTGATAGAGTTTTCTCTAGCCCACTTAGACTTGATCTTTTTTGCCTTAGGTGCGGAAGTAGATGGTTTATTCAAAGAAGTAAGGGAGCGTTTGGACCTTGGCTAAGTCAAATAGAATCTCAAAAAGAACTAGCCTAAACTATTTTTATTTAAATGGCGAACCACATAAAGTAATAAAAATATCAAGGTCTGAGGATCTTCTTATATCATGGAATTATGATCAAAAAAAACGAGTTACATATGTATGGTCTGTGGCAAAAAGAGACATAGAAAAAGGCTTTACAATGAAAAGTGTTGCTAGTATTTTTAACAGGAATAGATTAATAATTCATAGGTATATACAAAATGGAAATATAAAAAGACCTAAGCAGATATATTCTATTGAAACTGGAAGACCCTCTGGGTTTTTATTTTCTAGAAATGATATGAGAGAATTGCATGAATATCTATTAACCGTTCATCGCGGTCGCCCTAGAAAAGATGGTGAAATAACTAATAGTAATTTAGTTTCTAGAGCGGAACTTGAAGCACTTATGAATGAAGATAAAGTTCTATACACTAAGGATTCATCTGGCGAATTTGTGCCAGTATGGAAGCAACCAGATTGGTAATAATGGGTAAAAAGAAAAAAGAAGAAGAGCCATTAGTTTTAGATCAAGACGGCATACTTAATGAATGTGCTACATCTTTAATGGCCGCGTTTGATTTTGCAATTGAGCATCGGGATGTTGATTCTATGCTAGCAGTTTCAGATAGATGGCTTAGGCTATATGCTATGCTTTCTCATGTAGAAGAAGAAGGAAGTTCCGAACAACTAAAGTTAGGATTTATTGATGACAACCCACACTCATGAATCAACTAATGTCAGGGTAGAATTACAGTTTGTCAGGAATCTTGGAAACTATGAAAGTCTCAGAGTTTCTATTGGCGTGGAGGATTATGTTCGTCAGGGAGAAACTGTTGACGCAGCAACTGATAGAGTATATGATTTCGTAGAAAGCAAGATCGTGGAGAAGGTTTCAGAAATTGAGAAGGAGTTGAAGAATGGCTAAGGCTGATACAAAGCAGCCCTATGCACTTCTAAGCCTCTATGAAAAATTGTATTCTGAAAAGTATAACAAGGTTGCCCGACTTAATAAGTTTAAGGAAAAGTGGGCTATGCAAGACGTTATTGAATCAGTCGGATATGACAGGGCGAGAGAACTGCTTGAGTATTATTTTCGTGTTACTAAACAGGGGCATCCACTTCAATGGTTCTTCTATAATTTCGACAGATTAGATGACATGCTGATACAATCAGAAGAAGATTCCCGTCGTCGCCAGATGTTGCGAGAGGCTACTAAGAAAATGGTGGAGGAAATGTCATGAACACAGAGGCAGCAGTAATTACATCAGTATGTCAGAATAAGGATATTGCTACTATTCTGGCAGATAATGTTGATGATATATTCCAGTCGCACCGTGACGTTTGGGAAGGTCTGAAGTCTTACTATTACAAGTTTAAGTCTGTTCCAGATGCCAATGTACTTCAGGAGAAGTTCCGAGACTTTGAGCCTGTTAAGGTAACTGCTGAGACTGGGTACTATCTTGATCAATTAAAGAATGAGTATCTTGCTTCTCGTATGCGTAGTCTTCTTATGAAGAGTGGCGCATCCCTGAAAGATAATGCTGCTGCCAGAGTACTTGCCGATATGCAGTCAGAGATTGCTTCACTATCAAGGTTAACTAACAATGTAAGAGATGTTGACCTAATAGACTATGAGTTGGCAGAGAAGCACATTGTCGCTGTCCAGGAACGGTCAGCAATTATGGGTGGTAGTCCAGGAATTAAAACTGGTTTCACCGCTCTAGATCTTGCTTATCCTACTGGTATGGCTCCAGGCCATCTTATTGTTGCTATTGGCTGGCCTGGTCGTGGCAAGACATGGCTTACTTCATATCTAGCATGTAAGGCATGGGAGCAGGGATTTAAGCCTATGATTGTATCTCTAGAGATGAGTCCAGAGAATATGCGTGACCGAATTTACACCATGCTTGGTAGCGGTATGTTTAGGGCTTCAGACTTCTCCCGTGGAAATATTAACATTGATGACTTTCATAATTGGGCTAAGAAGCGCTTTGATGACAAGAATAGTTTTATTCTAGTATCTAACGAGGGAACAAATGAAGTTACGCCGCAGACGGTCCAGGGTAAGATCGATCAGCATCGCCCCGACCTTGTTATCTTGGATTATCACCAGTTGTTTAATGACACTAAGCGATCTAATTCTGAAGTTGAGAGGAACCGCAATATCTCGCGGGAATTCAAACTACTAGCAGTTCGTAACAATATTCCTGTAATTGATATTACAGCAGCCACAATGGATGACGTATCTGACCAAGATGCCCCTCCATTGCTATCACAGGTAGCATGGTCAAAGGCTATCGAATATGACGCTGATATGGCTATGGCTGTCCATCGTCATCCTAACACTAATATCATTGAAGTAGTTAGTCGCAAGAATCGACATGGAACCGATTTTGCGTTCTATCTAGACTGGGACATTGACCGTGGAGTTGTAAAAGAGATTTACGATGATATACCAGTCTAATGTATAATTAAATATACCATGAATAAAAAACTGAAGAGTTTTGGTATGCAGGGTCAAATTAATGATGATGCTGCAATACCAAGGTTAAGATTAGAGTATGAAAGACTCATAGAATCTAACATGAGAGAACAGGGGTACGTCCCGATACTTGACCTGGACATTCAGTTTTCTTTATTATATGATGAACCACAAGACCTATACGAATTTGATATAGTGGTGTACGGTGTGTATGTTGGTAGAAAGAAAGCACATCTATATGAGGGTTTTTCAGGACAGAGTTTAATTCCTAAAGAATAAGGAAAGTAATGCTATTGGAAACTTACAGCCCCTCGCATATGCGAGCGATAGTGAGACTACTTGGCCTGCACGTTGTAAG